ACCAGAAAAGGGTGGTCACGGGGTCGTAAGTTTCAAAGAAAATTATTTATGGCTTAGGAACAAAGTTTCCTATCGTGGGATCTGGTTCCGGTTAACTCTACAAACCAGATAACATGGCAGATTTGTTCAGCAAGGTAAATGACTTTCAAAAATATAGAACCAATCTAGGACGTCAAGGAGGGTTGACTGTCAAATTAGTGGGTGTGAGAAGCACAGTTGTGGTTCTCGTTCCATCGACCAAAGATCATAGGCTGAGATGGAAGTTAATCAGGTTATTAACCCTCGCAGTCTACAATGACTCCCTTCCAGATTCGATTTCTATTGGAGCCTTACTTTCTTTGCTTGCAATTTCCTTTGAACAGCCTGCAGCTGTGATTCGGGGGCTTCTAAGCGACCCAGATCTTGAGGTGCAGATGATAGAGGTAAGCTTGGATGATCAGGGTGAGATAAGATTTGCTGCCAGAGGAGACATACTAACCAGATATAAAGATGCTTACTTTGAAAAGATCCGTGACTTCCCTAATCCTGATGATGACTTAGCTATATTTGAAGATCCGGAACTAGGTGATTACTCTGACATCACTCAAGATGAATATCAAGCTATGATCACGACTATAACTATTCAACTCTGGATCTTGCTAACTAAGGCCGTGACTGCACCTGACACAGCTCATGATAGTGAGCAAAGAAGATTTATTAAGTATCTTCAGCAAAGAAAAGCTTATGCTGCATTCAAGTTTACTACTATATTTACAGAGAGAGTGCGGAGAAAAATTGCACAGAGCTTGTCCATAAGGAAATTCATGGTAAGTATCATGTTAGAAGTAAGGAAATCTGGGTCGGCTAAAGGAAGAATCTCTGAATGCATTGCTGATGTATCGGCTTACATTGAAGAAGCAGGCTTGAGTGGGTTTATCCTAACACTCAAATATGGCATTGGAACAAGATTTCCAGTGCTGGCTCTTAATGCATTCCAAAGTGATCTCAGTGTGATAAGGAATCTGATTGACCTGTACAAAAGCATGGGAACAATAGCACCATTCATGGTGCTTATTGAAGATGCAACCCAAGTCAAGTTTGCCCCAGGTAATTACTCGTTACTCTGGAGCTTTGCAATGGGCGTTGGAACTGCTTTGGATCATGCAATGAATAATCTCAACATAAATCGAGATTATTTGGAACCAAGCTACTTCAGACTTGGTCAAGAGGTGGTGAGATTGTCAGAAAGCACAGTAGACAGGTCAATGGCTCAAGAATTAGGTATTGATCCCACATCTGAGGATCTAATCATGAGAGCAGTCCAAGCTGCAGGAGTGGGATCAAGAGATCCGGATGCAGCACGTAGAACAGGGAGATTCCAAGTTGCTGACATTCAAATAGATGAAGGACCTGTTGATCTTGCAACAGAAGCAGAGGATCAAACAACAAAGGACAATGAACAGCGCATTAAAGTCCCAGACCCCAGGGGATCCATTGGACAAAGCAACGCTCAGTTTCAACCACCAAAACCACAATTACGTGGAAGAGTAATGCCCCCTGAAAGGAAGCCCACAGATCAGCAGAAAAATCTTCAGGATCAACGTCCCAGACCATCTGCCACACCGAGGAGACTGACAAAGGACGCTGAAGACAACATTGACCAGCTGTTTGCACAGTATGATTCAGGTGTTGCAGCTCCCGAAGATGTAACCCTGGTAACATCCGACAGCACATCTCCTGCTCGGAGTTCAGGAACAGGAAGTGACATGGATCTCATCAATCAATCACCTTGAGTAATGCAAGGTGGATCTCCAACTATCAATTTCTTATTATATATCAATTAATGACTATCTTAACTTTATAGAGCTTTCATACTATCGCAATTATATATCATGAATCATTTATAAAGGATGTGCATGAATAAACCAATTAAAGAAAACTTAGGATCCAAGTATCCTAGGCTTTGGCACCTGCCCTAGCCAACTCCCAACCACACTTGCAACACAGGCCGCAACGAGACCACACATCCCCTGAGACACCACACCCAAGGGTCCATCAACCATAACTAGCCCAAAACACTTCCGCACAGAGCTCAACCTCCCCAACCAAAGTCCCCACCACTGATCGAACATTGGTACTCTCCATCTACCCAACAAATGAATAACACCGAGATCATTGAGAATGCCTCTAAAGTTTTGGAAGCGATTGATGCCGCCAAAGAAGAAGAGCTCAGAAACCTTAACTCTCTTGTCCAACCAAGAGCCCCTCTCAATGCAGGATCCACCCCTGGTGAGATCATCAACGAGATCAAGCATCTATCCACCCGTGATCAAGAAGGGGGAACATCGAGCAAAGACGAAGAGGAATCAGGAGCTGGCAGAACAGTTGCTGAAGGAGCTGCCACACGAGACCACAAGTATAGCAAATCTCGTCCAAAGAAACAACCGAGATCTGGATTACAATCTGGAGCAGCTGGTAAGAACCCTACTCCAGATGGAGAAGGAGGGGACACATGTAACAGAGAGCTTGATCAACACTCTGATGGAGACGGACACTCTAACACCGAAGGAGCAAGCTCTGATCTGGCCAGCATACAACCTTGTCAGACAGATGATGCACCATGCAGCTCTACATCATATTTAGATGAAGAAGATGAACCAGCTGTAAGGCCAAAAACCCAGTGCAAGCAATCTGGGTTAATTGAGTCGAAGGAAGATGAAGATGGAATGCTTTCTGAACTCCATGAACAGCACAAAGGCCGTTCTAAGCGACTATCGGCATTGGGAAGGGTGAATTCCTCACCAATTCCATCTCCAAGACCTGACGAATTGCTTAAAAAAGGCATCGGAGAGAGTATAGTATGGTCTGGTCGAATGACGGAGTCTTTATTGAGTCATGGTGTAATCCAATGTGTGCCAGGATCAGACCGTTACCAATCCGGGAAATCTGTGTCTGTGGCCGATGCCCACTTAAATGCTCGAAGTGCCTGCTGGACCCAGAATAAGGAGCCGCAATGCCACATCACAAATTCACCATCAGACACCAGTACTGATAACGCATCCCGATCCGAACTTCGCACAATTGAGGAAGAAGACTACCTTCAAGATGATGATTTTGAACAATCTATTGAAGACAGGGATTTTGACCCAGGAGATTGGGACCCATCTGATAAACACAACGATAATGGCTTGCTCTTGCAAATATTAAAGAATCAAGAAGAGATCCTAAACAGGTTGAAAACAATTGGGTCAATTCAAGAAAGTCTAGATAGCATCAAAAGAATCCAGTCTAAACAAGGCCTCGCACTCTCAACTCTAGAAGGACTGCTGTCCAGTGTCATGATTGCTATTCCAGGGTCTGGAAATCCTGGAAGCAGTGTTGAAATTAATCCTGATTTGAAACCTATGTTGGGTAGAAACAAAAACAGGGCATTGAAGGAAGTGTCTGATGAGTTGACGCCTCCAAACCAATTTCTCCAAAAACAAGGGATGACTATTCAGCAGGCTGTTAAACCAAAAGAAACAATGTTCCCACCAGCCATTAAAACAGGGGAAAGTAGTGCAAAAGGGTTTCATCCAAAGGAGAATCTCGTGAGCCGGACTGTGATCAATAGCATAATTACTGCTCGCGTTAACAATCCAGAACTTGCGGCGAAGTTAAAACTGGCAGTGGCAAAAGCCCAGACAAAAGAAGAGCTAGAGAGAATACACAAGTCCATTATCAAGAATCTTAAAAATTGAGTTGCTAAAATCAACTACAGTTCAAGGATAATTACATCTGGGTAGTCTTAAACCACCTCATATGAAAGTCCCAGTCAAAGCTTACCTTCATTACAGTTTCACTTGCTCTTTCACTATCCCAGTACCCTAAACCTGTAAAATCAACTTCAATAATCCTTTGACCGAAGTTAGGACAATTGCTCAACCGTAGATTTCTTCTCAATATAGCTACTGACACCATGTGACAGGCTTGATTTGATAACACATCTGTTACCACCCTGCAGCAACTTCAACCCTTGCAATTACATATAAGCTCAACAAAATCTGCTCGGTTCAAATCACTCGCTTCTCTCCAAATTACAAAAAACTTAGGACCAAAGTGTCCTATATTCAATCTACGATGTATCCATCTGCTCCAAGAATTGATGAAGCCCCAGTGGTTGACTGTGAATATGAGTTCATACCAACCACATGGCTTGAAAAAGGGTACCTGAGTGCAATGAAAGTTGAAAGTGATCATAATGGTAAGATAATTCCTTCTGTAAGAGTAGTAAATCCGGGTTGGGGTGAGAGGAAAACATCAGGTTATATGTACTTGATTATGCATGGCATCGTAGAAGATGTTCCCAAAGATGGAGATACTGAACAGCGATACAGTGGGAAAACATATGCAGCATTCCCCCTGGGTGTCGGAAAGAGCAACGCTACACCAGATGATTTGTTAACTTCAATGAATAAACTCCAAATTACTGTAAGAAGGACAGCAGGTGCAGGTGAAAGAATAGTATTTGGGAATAATGCCCCGCTTGGGGCACTGTTTCCTTGGAGGAGAGTCCTAGACTTTGGTGCTGTTTTCACTGCCTATAAGGTTTGTTTGTCAGTCGAATCAATTAGCCTGTTTACACCTCAGAGGTTTCGACCATTATTTCTTACTGTGACATTGCTTACAGATAATGGACTTTATAAAGCACCTAGCTTGTTTGCGGATTTCAGAGCCTCAAAAGCTGTCTCATTTAATTTATTAGCACGTTTGACAGTGAACAATAAATCTGGAAAGGATTATCTAGCAACTGCACCTGCTAGTGACACTAAGCAGGTGGTATCCTTCATGGTACACATAGGGAATTTTGTCAGAAAGGGTGGAGATGTTTACTCAAACTCTTACTGCAAGAAGAAAATTGACCGTATGGACTTACAATTTGCATTGGGTGCTGTAGGAGGATTGAGTTTTCATATCAAGATCAATGGGAAGATGAGTAAGACATTGATGACTCAGCTAGGCTTCCATAGGAATTTATGCTATTCAATAATGGATATAAATCCTGACCTCAATAAAAAGATTTGGAATTCATCTTGCAGAATCACATCAGTAGCTGCCATCCTACAGCCTTCTGTGAGTAAGGATTTCAAAATTTACCATGATGTATTCATAGATAACACTGGTAAAATCATGGGTTGATCATTAAGAATCCAGAGTGGGATAATATTATTATACGCTAATATAAAACACTAATCTGCAAGTTAGACATTCCCAAAGAATACAAACATAGCCTAAATTTATCTAACCTAAGTAGATCTTCGAATTCAGAACATAAATACCATGAAATTAATCTACTGGAAGTTTGATCACACTTCAAATCAGTTAATTAATCACAATGTAACTAGTCAATAAGTTTTAACCTCTAAATTTGCTCCTCAATCTCTATCATTGATTTTCTAGTATCTAATAGTTTTATGTACTAGACTGAGAACTGACATAAAAATTGAACAATCTGTTGCACTCCTCGAATCAACACCAACTCACTATAGCATCCAACTCTAAGTGTAGACTAATTGATACTTGCAATTCAAAATAAATCTGAATAACACTACCATGAAGTCTATTGTAAGGCACTTTACGATAACCATTGCACTTTTAGCCCTAATACCCATATAACTACTAAAACCTATTACAAAAAACTTAGGGGCAAAGTGATTGACCCCATTGACAATGCCACACTTTAAGAAAGAGCCCAACTCAAACTAAGTAGACTCCTCAAATCAGGATTGCAATCCCATACCTATCTCAATATTCGAGATTAGTAGCCAACATGATGACCTTGATGTAGACTCAGAACTGTGTCTTGGTGTAGAACCTAATTACTACTTCCTTCTTTGGGTCATTATTACTTTCCAACTAGTAGTCATTGGGATCCTTGTCTGGAACTCAATTTACCAAGGATGGCATCACTGCTAAAAACAATTTGCTACATCTATCTCATTACCTATGCCAAACTTGAACCTACACCAAAATCGCAACTTGATTTAGACTCCCTTGCCAGTATAGGGGTAGTTGATGCAGGAAAATACAATTATAAACTAATGACAACTGGATCTGAAAAACTTATGGTGATTAAACTAGTGCCTAATATTACATATGCAACTAATTGCAATCTAACTGCCCATACTGCGTATACTAAGATGATTGAAAGGTTACTAACTCCAATTAATCAAAGCCTTTATGAAATGAGATCAGTAATTACTGAGCGAGATGGTGGGACCATATTTTGGGGCGCCATAATAGCAGGTGCAGCGTTAGGTGTAGCAACAGCGGCAGCAATAACGGCAGGTGTTGCTCTCCATAGGGCTGAACAAAATGCAAGAAATATTGCTGCACTCAAGGATGCGTTACGGAACAGCAATGAAGCGATTCAACATCTGAAGGATGCACAGGGGCATACAGTACTTGCCATTCAGGGGTTGCAAGAACAAATTAACAACAACATCATTCCTAAACTGAAAGAATCTCATTGTTTAGGAGTAAATAACCAGTTAGGTCTGCTTCTGAATCAATATTATTCTGAAATATTGACTGTTTTTGGACCCAATCTTCAAAACCCGGTCAGCGCATCTCTTACCATTCAAGCCATTGCAAAAGCCTTTAATGGAGATTTTAATTCTCTAATGACCAACCTCAACTATGATCCAACTGATCTGCTAGACATATTGGAAAGTAACAGTATTAATGGACGTATAATTGACGTGAACCTAAATGAGAAATATATTGCTTTATCTATAGAAATTCCTAATTTCATCACCCTTACAGATGCCAAAATTCAAACGTTCAATAGAATTACTTATGGCTATGGCAGCAATGAATGGCTAACATTGATTCCTGACAACATCCTTGAATACGGCAATCTAATTTCTAATGTAGATCTTACAAGCTGTGTTAAAACAAAGAGCTCTTACATTTGCAACCAAGATACATCTTACCCCATCAGCAGTGAACTAACTAGATGCTTGCGTGGTGACACTTCAAGTTGTCCAAGAACCCCAGTGGTCAACAGCAGAGCTCCAACATTTGCCTTAAGTGGAGGGCATATTTATGCCAACTGTGCAAAAGCTGCATGCCGCTGCGAAAAGCCTCCAATGGCCATCGTTCAACCAGCAACATCAACCTTGACATTCTTAACAGAGAAGGAGTGTCAAGAAGTTGTTATCGATCAGATCAACATTCAACTGGCTCCTAATAGGCTCAATAAAACTATAATTACTGACGGCATTGATTTAGGCCCAGAAGTCATCATTAACCCAATTGATGTAAGTGCAGAGCTTGGGAATATTGAATTGGAAATGGATAAAACTCAGAAAGCACTAGACAGGTCAAACAAAATACTTGATTCAATGATAACTGAGGTAACTCCAGATAAGTTGTTAATAGCAATGATTGTTGTTTTTGGTATTCTACTTCTTTGGCTCTTTGGTGTGAGCTATTACGCATTCAAAATATGGAGCAAACTCCATTTCCTGGATTCTTATGTTTACTCCCTCCGTAATCCATCACATCACAGGAGCAACGGTCATCAGAATCATTCATTCAGTACAGATATAAGTGGATAAATACATTGAGTATCTAAATTATACAAGTATTAAAAATACTAGATTTGTGTAGTTTTAAAATAAATAATGTTAATAAATATGATTAGGTATTTCTGAACTTTAGTATACAAATTGTGCATTTGATATAGCATATCGCAAGATCAGGCTTAGCCAAACTAACTGCAAATTGCACAGATTTAGATTCATCAACCTGAATATAACTAGTCACAAATCAGATCAATGGTCAAAGATCTTCGGAATCCAAACTATTACTCCAGGGATAAGTAATTGTCAATTTGCAGTCGATTTTGCTAACACAATTAATCTAAACTTATATAATACTAGTGTTGATCATTTACCTTGAGAAGTTATCAGTAACCAAGATATTAAGAAAAACTTAGGGGCCAAGTACCCTAGATCCTTGGAAACTACAAGAGCTTTCACACTCAAAGCATTAATATTGGCAAAGCAACTGTACATTCTGCATACACCAACCCCTTTTAGCAGGAAAATCTCAAGCTTAATCTCAACCCTTAACACAAACTAATAACAGTTATTATGGATTATCATTCACACACGACTCAAACTGGGTCCAATGAAACTCTATATCAAGACCCTTTGCAGAGCCAGAGTGGGAGTCGCGATACACTTGATGGACCACCTTCAACTCTCCAACATTATTCAAATCCTCCACCTTATAGTGAAGAGGATCAAGGTATTGATGGTCCTCAAAGATCACAACCATTATCAACTCCACATCAGTATGACCGTTACTATGGAGTTAACATTCAGCATACAAGGGTGTATAATCATTTAGGGACAATCTATAAAGGGTTGAAACTTGCTTTTCAAATTCTAGGATGGGTAAGCGTTATCATTACAATGATTATCACTGTGACTACTCTAAAGAAAATGAGTGATGGCAATAGCCAAGACAGTGCAATGTTAAAATCTCTGGATGAGAATTTTGATGCAATTCAAGAAGTGGCTAATCTACTAGACAATGAAGTAAGACCTAAGTTAGGAGTGACAATGACCCAAACCACTTTCCAACTACCGAAAGAACTGAGCGAAATTAAACGTTACCTACTAAGATTAGAGAGAAATTGTCCAGTTTGTGGTACGGAAGCAACCCCACAAGGAAGTAAAGGGAATGCTTCAGGAGATACAGCTTTTTGTCCGCCTTGTCTGACCAGACAGTGCTCGGAGGATAGTACCCACGACCAAGGCCCTGGAGTTGAAGGAACCTCTCGAAATCATAAGGGTAAGATCAATTTCCCTCATATACTGCAGAGTGATGATTGTGGACGTAGCGATAACCTTATTGTCTACTCAATCAACCTTGTCCCTGGTTTAAGTTTCATTCAGCTTCCGTCTGGAACTAAACATTGCATAATTGATGTATCATATACATTCAGTGACACACTAGCTGGTTATCTAATCGTTGGTGGTGTTGATGGGTGTCAGCTCCATAACAAAGCAATAATTTATCTATCATTAGGTTATTATAAAACAAAGATGATATATCCGCCTGACTATATTGCCATTGCTACATATACGTATGATCTGGTCCCGAATCTACGAGACTGCTCCATTGCAGTCAATCAAACCTCTCTGGCAGCCATATGCACAAGTAAAAAGACAAAGGAAAACCAAGATTTCAGTACATCTGGTGTTCACCCATTTTATATATTCACATTAAATACAGATGGTATCTTTACAGTAACTGTTATAGAACAATCACAGTTAAAACTAGATTATCAATATGCAGCACTATATCCAGCAACCGGACCAGGGATTTTTATAGGAGACCATCTTGTTTTTTTGATGTGGGGAGGTCTTATGACAAAAGCAGAAGGAGATGCTTATTGTCAGGCATCTGGGTGTAATGATGCTCACCGAACTAGTTGTAATATAGCTCAAATGCCTAGTGCTTATGGTCACAGGCAGCTTGTCAACGGTCTGCTCATGTTGCCAATTAAAGAATTAGGATCTCACTTAATTCAGCCTAGTCTGGAGACCATATCACCAAAAATTAATTGGGCCGGAGGACATGGGAGACTATATTACAACTGGGAAATAAATACAACGTACATATACATTGAAGGGAAGACCTGGAGATCAAGACCTAATTTGGGGATAATTTCATGGAGCAAACCACTAAGCATTAGATGGATTGACCACAGTGTTGCACGAAGACCAGGTGCAAGACCCTGTGACTCTGCTAATGACTGCCCAGAAGATTGTTTAGTTGGTGGATACTATGACATGTTTCCAATGTCATCAGATTACAAAACAGCAATAACCATAATACCGACTCACCACCAATGGCCTTCAAGTCCTGCACTTAAACTGTTCAACACAAATCGAGAGGTCAGAGTAGTTATGATTTTAAGGCCCCCTAATAACGTTAAGAAAACAACTATATCTTGTATTCGGATCATGCAAACCAACTGGTGTCTGGGGTTTATAATATTTAAAGAAGGAAACAATGCTTGGGGACAAATTTATTCGTATATCTACCAAGTTGAAAGTACATGTCCTAATACTAAGTAATGCCTTCACTTAAGTGTCACTGGATAATTCAAGTCTATTATGTGACTACTAATATAAGGATTGGAATCATGATATCGTACAGATTAGATTAAGTGTAATATCATAAAGAGGGTACAAAGAATTGTAAATATAATGTAAGTGTCCTTTTATAAGATTGCTCAGAGTGACTGACAAAAATCTTTTCTATAACTTATAGAATATATCAAACTGTTAAAAATGTCTCCCTATTGTAACTCTTGAATTACTTATGGCTATTATATTACAAAAAACTTAGGATCCAAGATCCTTATATTACAATTTGCTGATATGGACAACCAGTTGGGCGACGTAAGAGATGTTCTCTACCCTGAATCACACTTAGATAGCCCGCTTGTAGCTGCAAAGTTGGTCCAGGCTATAGAGTATGCAGAATTACATCACAATCAGAAACTAAAAGATACCACCATTATAGATGTAGCAAAAATCAAATTAGCTCGCAGTCAAAAATCACCTTATTTAGTCGCACAAAGACAATTACAGGAAACAATCTATCAAATGGATAAGAGGTTTGATTCAAGGAACCCAGTTCCGTACCCAGAATGCAATTATGACTTGTTCAGGATTTCAGATCCAACTTTCTCTTCAAAGTTGGAAATGCTTTTAGAGTACTCAGGTCGGTGCTTTGGAAAGATAGAACATCTTATTAGTAATACATTATCAAAATTGCGATTGAAATTTGGAGTTAATCAAAAATCGAGCAGCAGTTTGACAGGACCTTCGGAAGCATCCAATATTCGTTTATACTCAGTGATGAAATCATCAAGGTGGTACAATAGTTTTTTGTTTTGGTTTACCCTTAAAACAGAGATGAGATATCTAATAAAGAATTCAAACAAACAGAAATTAATCCAGGGTCGAGGTCAATTGGTTGTTGAAACAAAAGATCACAAAATTGTAGGCAATCGGAATTTGGTTGTAATCATGGACCAAGGTTATTCACATGGCAAAGTCTATTACCTAACTTATGAACTGGTACTTATGTATTGTGATGTAATAGAGGGCCGTCTCATGGTGGAAACCACCATGTCACTTGACAAGCGGTACGGTCCTCTTTACCCAAGAGCTATGAGACTATGGGATTTATTCGATTCTTTATTTGTGGATCTTGGCAACAACACATATAATATTATATCACAAATTGAGCCGCTAGCTTTAAGTTACCTGCAATTGCGAGATGAATCGGGAATCCTAGCAGGAGCTTTTTTGAACCATACCTTAACAGAAATTACAGACGAACTTAAACAATTAGGATACACTAATGAAGATGACATTAGTCAGTTCCTCGGTCATATAGATGACATTTTCAATATTAATGATGTTAATTTAACTGCAGAGTTTTTCTCTTTCTTTCGGTCATTTGGACACCCATTCCTGGAGGCTGAGACTGCTGCTGACAAGGTTAGAGAGCATATGAGCAAACCTAAGTTAGTATCATTTGAAGTCATGATGAAAGGTCATGCCATTTTTTGTGGAATAATTATTAACGGTCATCGTGATAGACATGGAGGAGCATGGCCTCCAGTTACTTTCCCAAATCATTGTTCGAGTCACATCTTGAATGCTCAACGTAACAGTGAAGCATTAACAGATCAAATGTGCATAACAAACTGGAAGAGCTTCTGCGGGATGAGGTTTGGGTGTTTTATGCCACTGTCACTTGATGAGGACCTATCTATGTACATGAAAGATAAAGCCTTAGCAGCAATCAAGAAAGAGTGGGACTCTGCATACCCTCTTGATTCTCTTCCCTATACCCCTCCAGTTCAAACGACCTCTAGAAGGTTAGTTGATGTTTTCTTGCAAGACAGTAAATTTGATCCTTATCAAATACTGATGTATGTGATCAATGGTGAATATCTGCATGATCCAGAATTCAATATATCTTACAGCCTCAAAGAAAAGGAAACAAAGCAAGCAGGGAGGTTGTTTGCTAAAATGACCCACAAAATGAGAGCATGTCAAGTCATTGCGGAATCTTTGATTGCTAACGGAATAGGTGATTACTTTAAAGATAACGGCATGGCAAAGAGTGAACATGATTTACTCAAAACACTCCATAAGTTGTCCATTTCTTCTGTTCCAAAAACAAGAAGCTACAAAGAAGGGTGTCAAGATGATCATAGTGGACATAGCCCTGGAAGGAGAACTGGTAATTCTAGTTCACTAACTGATCCATATTTGAAGAAAATTGACCTAACAAGTATGAACACCCAGTCTAAGACCCTTTACAGCTCATTGAAATTTAGTCATAAAACTCCAACAACCAGGGTAAGCGGAAGAGTAAGAAAGAAATGCACATTCAGAGACATACATCAAGCATTGAAGCCTGGTTTAAAATCTGCATGTTGTAAAGGGAATGTAAAGGATGTGACTAGAGCATATGAAGTGGGTCAACCATCTGACAACAACTTATTTGATGATCAAGAAACTCAATATGAAACTGTCAGTTCCTTCTTAACAACTGATCTTCAGAAGTTCTGCCTAAACTGGCGCTATGAAACAAGTGCTATATATGCACAAAGGCTTGATGAGATTTACGGACTTCCAAACTTCTTTGAATGGCTGCATAAACGATTAGAAAGATCAACATTGTATGTGTGTGATCCTTCATGTCCTCCAAAATTAGCTAAACATGTTGATTTGGATACTATGCCAAATGAACATATATTCATCAAAAATCCTATGGGAGGGATTGAGGGGTATAGTCAAAAATTATGGACTATAGCAACTATTCCCTACTTATATCTATCTGCATATGAAGTTGGTGTCAGGATCGCATCAGTCGTTCAAGGTGACAATGAGGTAGGTGCAATAACAAAACGAGTGAAATCTAGCCTACCCTACTCAGTAAAGAAGAGGATGAGTACGCAAATGGCACTTGAATTTTTTGATAGACTCAGATGGAACTTTTCTATGGTAGGACACAACTTAAAAGCTAGCGAAACTATAATTAGCTCTCACTTTTTCGTCTATTCTAAAAGGATTTACTACGATGGTGTTTGTATGACACAAGGTCTGAAGGCCGTTGCGAGATGTGTTTTCTGGTCAGAAACTATTGTTGATGAAACCAGATCAGCATGTAGCAACATTTCTACATCTTTAGCTAAGGCAATTGAAAATGGTGTTGATAGAGAGTTGATGTATAAGATGAATATTCTCAAAACTATTCAGCAATTAATAATATCACTTGGCTTCTCAATTAATGACTCTTTAACTCCTGATGTCACTGACCCTATATTAAAGAGTCCAAATTGGATTATCGTAGCTGCATTGGTTCCCTCATCTCTTGGAGGTTTCAATTATCTTAACATGGCCCGGCTATTGGTTAGAAACATAGGTGATCCAGTGACTGCATCGTTGGCTGATGTCAAACGAATGATAGATGGCAAACTTCTCCCTGAGAGCATACTAATGAAAATTATGACTCAAGAATCCGGGACTTCTGATTATATCGACTGGGTTAGTGACCCGTATTACACAAATATACCACACAGTCAGAGCATAACCAAAATCATAAAAAATATAACAGCCAGGTTCATTTTGCAAAGTAGCCCCAACCCGATGCTAGAGGGCTTGTTTCATATAAACTCTGATAAAGAAGACCGGGAACTGGCTCGCTTCCTCCTTGACAGGAAAGTAATCCTACCTAGGGCAGCAAGTGAAATAGTAGATAACTCGATCACTGGAGCAAGAGAGAGTCTAGCAGGGTTGCTTGATACTACAAAAGGGCTGATAAGAACAGGATTAAAGAGAGGGGGATTAAGGCCTAACTTACTCAATAAAATATCCAATTATGATTATAATCAGTTTCGTCAGTTCAATAGGCTAATGCAAAACGATAAATACAACTCATTAATTGAAACTGGTTCTTGTTCTGTAGAGTTGGCGAGAGCATTTAGGCAACACATGTGGATCAATCTTTCTAAAGGTAGGGTTATTTACGGACTCGAAACTCCTGATGTAATTGAATCGTCATCTGGCTATTTTTTGGAAGGTTATGAAGACTGTCCACATTGCTCAAATGGAAACCAGTATTATAGCTGGTTTTTTGTCCCTAACAGTTGTGAACTAGATAATGTTGGAAATTCAAACAGCTCTCTCAGAGTACCTTACGTAGGGTCAACAACAGAAGAACGCAGTGAGATTAAACTCGGAAATATCCGATCTCCTAGCAGGGCTCTAAAAGCTGCCATTAGGATAGCAACAGTTTACACCTGGGCTTATGGTGATACTGAAAAGGAATGGAATGAAGCTTTATACCTAGCAAATCAGCGTTGTAAAATCACTCTTGCTGAACTTAAGACTGTTACACCTATATCCACATCTACTAACATCGCTCACAGGCTAAGAGACAAAAGCACCCAGATGAAATATGCAGCAGCTTCAAATTCAAGAGTGTCACGCTATGTGACTATCAGCAATGACAATCTCAATTTTGAGTTTGACGGTGTTAAAATGGACACGAATTTTGTCTATCAACAGTTCATGCTAACTGGGTTGGCAATCCTAGAGGACAAGTTTAGATACTATAGCACCACAGGCTGCTACAACACAATTTACCATCTTCATGTTACTGATAGTTGCTGCGTTGTACCAATGGAGGACTATTCATATATCCCATCATGGATGAATCCACCCCCTTATCAATCAATTAAATCCAATAAACTCATCTATGATCCTGAGCCGATTCAAGGAAAGGATTTAATCAAGACCTACAAACAGTACATTAACAGTCTAGATGTAGATTTTTGTACTTGGTCACTAGCAGACTTGGATGATGGTCTAGCCGGTTCTCTAGCTCATAGCATTATTGAAATTATAGACAAAAGCTTAAAAGACCACCTAGGAGATTTCCAGGTTATTGCATCTGATGATGATATAAATAGCTTTATAACTGAGTTCCTACTTGTTGATCCAAAATTATTCATGCTTCATCTAGGTCAGACTGTTGCCATCCATTGGGCATTCGACATTCATTATAGAAGAGCCAGTGGAAAATATGAAATGACTGAGCTTCTCATAAGCATGCTATATCGAAGTTCTAGGAGCGCATTTAAGATATTGGCCAATGCTTTCACTCATCCAAAAGTATACAAGAGATTCTGGGATTGCGGGTTCATCGAACCAGTTTATGGTCCCATGCTAATTCAGCAGGATTATGTTCGTTGCTGCCTTGACCTAATTATAACGGCCTTTGAAATGTATACAGAACAATGGTTGAATGGCGAAGGGGTTGAACCTGACTACATATTGTGTGAACCAGATGAAGACATCTTACCTACAAGATTAGCTACCGTTCAAGCTCGACACCTATCTTACCTTTGTGACTTATATTGTCCACCAGGTAAGATGCCTTCGATTAGAGGCTTGGACGTTTATCAGAAAGCTCAAGTTCTCAGCAATCACTTACAGACCATGGCCATGGAATACGACTCAACTCTTTCTTGGAATTTAGATCAAATCAAAGTAATCACATATCCTTCTACATTGACCTACTTGAGGCGAGGATGTATTAAACAAATAAGAATTCGACGACCTTTAAGCCTACTGCCTTACTCTAATCCTCTTGACGGGATTCAACAGCTGAAAAGCCCAACTATACTGAGTCACACTGATGCTGAAGGGTCTAACCCTGATTTCTGCCAAGCAGTTAAAAACTACTATCCATGTTCAATATCCTGTGACAAAGTTCTTCCGATTCTTGGGACAATTGGGAATGATTCAAAATATAGCTGTTATGGTGTTACACGGTGGGAAAGCCATAAATACAGAAGAGTTGGAATTAACTCTACCAGTTGTTATAAAGCATGGTCCCTTAGTAAATACCTATCTACTCGAATGAATTCCACTGGCCCTCGTGTCTTTTTGGGAGAAGGTTCTGGAGCTATGTTGGCAACGTATTATGCCTGCTTAGGCCCTGCTATGACATACTATAACTCAGGAGTAACAAAAGATGACGTGTTAGGTCAACGCGAATTAAACATTTACCCTGCAGAAGTTGAATTAATCAACAATCTTACTGATGTCAGGGTAGGGTTAAAGAATGATCTTAAAATATTATTTAATGGCCGACCAGAAAGCACATGGTTGGGGAATCCTGAATGTTATTGCTATATCCTCAGTACTGTATCACATGAGTCTGTGAGTCTAATCCACTGTGATTTAGAGTCAAACTTTGAGAAAGACACAGAAACTGTTATTGAAGAACAGTGCCATATTTTGTCACTTGGTTTGACTCTACTTTCAAAAGATGGCATTTTAGTTACCAAGTTATGTCCAGATGCTTCTGGATATATTGTTCCATTGCTCAGATCTTATCAAAATTTCTTTTCAACTGTTGAGATCGTTCTTCCTCAATTCAGTAATCCGGAATCCACAGAATTTTACTTGGTTGCTTACCAGATTAAGAGAAATCTCATTGTAGAACCTTGGTTAATGTCATCTAAATATAAAAATTTGAGTCCTGTTGAATCTACGAGATTAATTAATTTAATATTGGATCAGAAGTATCACATGTGGAATACCTTGACATCTTCAGGGAATAAGGCAGATAACTCTTTCGAAACTGATCCTGATATGTTTAAACTAAGTAGAGTAGAACAAGAACTCTTGTCATTTGGCTTTAAGCTTAATGGACCGTATGTGTGCAAATACCTGCTGCACCATGATCCTGCAGGAGGCAAAGAAGCTCTAGTAGGGTCTATACTTGTGCTATACAAGGAGTTACTCCAGATGTACGATTCAGAACACGAGACCTCTAGCATGTTTAATCCATATCCTGTCAGGGATGGTTCTAAAACAAGAGAAGTGGTTTACTCAATTATGAGGAAGTACTACGGGCTGTTGATATTATACCCTGAGCAAAGTCAATCAAAAGCTCATCCATATGTTGTTAAGGCTCTGAGGTCACAAACTATGTTTCTTGACTTGCTTTCAAGACACCTTATTGCATTAATGCCTTCTCATATCCGGAATTATCTTAGTAAACTTAGAATTAAAAGGTACTGGACTATGGCAATAATTACAAAAGAAATCAAACTATGGTGGAAATTACTTGGGTATTCCTATTTACTGAGATAATTCAATATGCCTGATTAGGTCAGTCAAATTAATCAATAATAATGTGATACATATAACTAAGTTAAAAGCATTAGAAAAAACTTAAACAAAAAATCTCTCAATCTTATTCCAATTACAAGTCAAAGCTGTTGTTTAAAAGAAAGTAGACAGTGATACGGTGAACCAGTAGCCAAAACAAAATTTAATATTATCAGATTAAACAGCAGGTACCTTAGTTCGATATCCACTATCAATAAATATCGAGTGACCATTAATCAGTCAAATTCACAAAACATTATTAACCCACTTGCAATCAAACAGCAATAGGTTCAATATATCAGCACTGACAAAGGGTATCTTTTACCAATCAACTGTATCTAGCCGAACAAATACAAGAGGGCAATTTCCATGGTATGATGATAGTATTATTATTACACATTTTAAAACTAAGTGAGGATTCCTGGATCATTAAGGTAGATCTTTTGGTTGATGTTAGATAATTTGAAGCTTTTATATTAAACATGCGATCTAATCAACCCTAGGCAAACACACTAAGTTTAAGACTAAAACTGAAGAGATCGCAGGCTTTAATGTTGTGATCCGGTACCGGTACTGAATCCAGTGGAAACAACCTTGATCAATCAACCAAGCAACTTGCTATATTAACATTCCATAGCTCACCTTTTCTGGT